CGCTTGAGATCAGCGTCGCCGAACTGCCCCTCGTAAGGGAACGCCTTGACGCCAGCGTCGGTGACAGCCGTCGTGATGGCCGTGAGCATCGTGGAAATGCTCATGCGGCCTCGTTGAACGTCTGGACGATGTGCCGGGCTACGACGTCGCCGACATCACGCTCCGCCTGCTCGGAGAGGCCGAGATACGGGCGTGCGGGGTGCGAGACGTTGCGGCCGAGCGAGTCCGTGCCGTTGAAGCCGAACTGCTGGCGGGCCGCGTACGGAAGGTCCGCGTGGAGCGTCACTTCGTCCGAACCCGAGACGAACGCATCGATCGCGCCCATCAGGTCGCCAGAGCGGCGCTCGAGCGAACGTCCCTTGCCCGACTTCGAATACGAGTCGGACCACGGCGCCCACGCGCTGCCATCCGGGCCCACCTTCGTGGACTGGATGCGCTTGATGGAGTCGAGTTGGCCGATCTCCGCGATGTCGCCAAGGACGGGCGAGAAATCGACCGTGAGCAGGGCGCGAATCTTGGCCGCGATGAGGCGCCCGAGATCGGAGTCGTCGTATAGGTTGCGGGCGGCGGTCACAGGACGCCTCGCAGCGTTGAGCGCGACATGACCCGCGTCGCCGTGTGGTACGTGACCACGCCGATCGTCGCGGAGGGGTCCTCTACGGCAGGCGGGATGCCGAGGGACACGGTGCCCGCAGCGACTTTTTCAAGCCAGCGGATCGCATCCTCGTACCGCTTGCGCTGGTCCTCGGTCTCGCCGTTGTTCGCGAGCGAGTAGACCGCGATCGCCATCGTGTGACGGCGCAGAACGAGCGGCACGTCCGCGAGCGGGAGCCACTTCGAAATGTACGAGTCCACCGTCGACGACGCATCCGCAAGCGCAGCCGTCACCGAGTCCGCATCGACCTCGCCGGAGTCGTCACGATCGGAGATCGCGATGAGCCCGGCGAGGCCGATGTAGTCGGTCAGGTCTGCTTGGGTTGCGTAGACGACGGCGGACATGGATCAGCGCTTGGCCTTGGGGCTTGGCGTGGGATCTGCGACGGGCGCGACGACGGGCGCCGGGGCGGGGGCGGGCTTGTCTTCGATCACGACGAGAAGGTGGTCGCCACGAATGGCCGCCTCCTGCTCCTCGGTCACCTCGTAGACGTCTGCTGCGTGCGAGAAGCGGATGCCGGCTCGGATGCGCCCAGCGGGGCGGATGCAGCGGACGGTGAGGATCACGATCCGACCGCCTTGAGCGCGAGGAACCAGGGGCCGTATCCGAGCGCGTAACGCCCATCAACGCCCCAGAGGTACTGCTTGTGCATCATCACGTTTTCGTCCGTGACATCGGTCTGCGCGACGAGCCGGACCTCTTCGCGCTTCTGGTGGATGAAGGGACGAAGAACCTGGCGCGTGTCGAGCAGGTACCAGGTCTTGTCCTTGGCCGTGGTGCCGCCGAGTTCGGGGACGACGATGACCTTCATGTTGGTCAGAGCCGCGACGTTGGTTCCACCCGTGGAGACGGTGGCCGCCGCCACGAGCTCGAGCGCGGTCTTCTCGAGCAGCGGGGGCACGAGCAGCACGTTCGGGATGACTCCCATCGGCTTATCGTCCTCGCCCTTGAAGCCCGCCATCGCGGCCCGCATCGCGAAGAAGTTCGTCGCATCGAGCGTCGTCGACGTTCGGTAGTTCGACTGCGTGCCGAGGCTGGAATCTTCCGCGCTCACCGGGTGGTCGGTGTCGAAGAAGTTCTGACCATCGAAGCAGATCGCGGTCGAGAGGTGCCCGTTGTCGAGCAGGTCGATCAGGAGCTGCTGAGGGTGCTTCGCGGCTTGCTCACCGAGCATCCGAGTCAGCGGATCGTACTGACCGAGGTTGTCGTCCTTGAAGTCGTTTCGGTCGACGCCGAGTGTGAGCTCGTAGTCCTCGTTCTCGATCTGGTATCCGTGCGAGGCGAGACCGTGGATGACACGCTCTCCAACCCACTTCCGCATGGAGGGGATCTTCTTCATCCAGCCATACGTGTTCGACTTCGAAGACGATGGCGCGACCGTGACCAGGTCGGTGTAGAAGAGAACCGTCGACTGGTAGGCCGTCCGGAAGATCCCGCTGAACGTGGTATTCAGTGCGCGGATAACCGCCGGGGTGATTGCTAGCATTCCCATGGCTGGTTCCTCACTTCACGACGTAGTGACCGGAGACGGTCACCACCTGGGCGCCGGTGGCACCGATGGAGTAGTTCGCGACGAGCGTGTCGTTCGTCAGTTCGGCGGTGAGGTGACCCACCGTGACGTTCGCCCCGGTCACGCATCCGATGACGTCGCCAGCGGCGTCAAGGAGCGACGCGATGGGCAGCGAGAGTTCGAACGTGGACGCAGAAGGGGCGCCGGCCGTGTGCGTGACCGAGCCGCGAGCGGAGAAGCTCACGACGTTGCCCACGCGGGAGTAGACGCCGACGAGCGTTCCGCCGGCCGTGGTGTTCGTGCCGGTCGTGAACGTTGGAGTCCATCGTCCAGAGACGTCGCCGTCACCAAGGATCTCGACCCACACGCCGAGCGAATCGACGTCAACGATGCGGCCCGCGACGGGGTAGACCGCCGAGGTTGCGCCGCTCGATCGGGCGACCGTCTGGTCGTCGACCGCATATGCGAGCTCGCCGATGTCGGCGACCGTGACCGCGAGGGTCGACGCCGAGTTGCCGAAGCGGAAGGTGCCGCGCTCGATCTTGACGCGAGCCTCGGTGCCGTCCGCGAGCGTGCCGGCGCCGCCCGCGCTGTTGTCCAGCGTCTCCATGGCGACGCCGACGATGCGCGTGCCGGCCTGAGCGGCGACGAGATAGCCATCGGAGGGCCGTCCGACCATTCCGCCGCGATAGATGATGTCGACGCCCGCGAGGGGCTCTTGCTGAAGCAGAACCGGGCCACAGCCTCGGCGCTTCGTGTCTCGTGCAGCAGTGAGTGCGGTCATGGGTCGTCACAGCTCAGAGAGCCGTGCCTCCGTTGGCGGACTTCTTGATTGCGACCATCTCGGCCTCGGACTTGCCGAGGGCCTCTCCGATGGCGCGCTCCTCAGCGGTGAGCGCATCGGAACTGGCCTCGCCCGTCGGCTTCAGCGGCGCGACGTTCGTCGGCGTGTTGATGAGCGGCTTGAGGACGCTGAGCGTCCCTTTGAGCGCGCCCATGCCGTGTGCGGCGTAGAGCCCCTCCACGGTCGCCTTGTCGGCGGGCGGGAGCTTGCCGTCCTTGATCGCGGCCTCGATGAGGCTTGCCGCCTCAGCGTCGACTTGCGACTTCTGGAACGCGACGAGCTTCGCTTCGCTTTCGGCGTTCTTCTCGTTGCCGATCTTCCAGGCGAGGAACACGCCTTCGGCGGCTCCCACGTCTGCGGTGCCGGCAAGGGTCAGGAAGCGCGACGTTGCGCCCTGAATCTTCTGAAACGCTGCGAGCGCCTCGGCTTCGGACGCGTTCGCGCCGAGCCCAAGCGCCTGAAGAAGAGTCTTCATGGTCGGTGCCTCGTGTTGCGACGCGCTCTCGCGTCCGGTGATCGCGGCGGCCTTGTTCGGCCCCGGAATGGTTTCGTTCGCGGCGAGCTTCGCGATCAGTTCGTCAAACGAACCGACCGCATCCACGAGCCCGATAGACTTCGCGTGCTCGCCCGTGACGAGCCCCGCTTGCATGGCCTGCACAACGCCAGGCGAGAGGCCGCGCTCGTCCGCGACGTGGCGGAAGAACACATCAGCCATGGCGTCGATGCGCTTCTGCGTTGCCATGATCGCCGCTTCGCTCATGGCGACATGCGGCTGACCATCGGTCTTGCGCTCGCCCGATGAGACGAACTCAAACTTCACGCCATACGCGGCGTCGTTCTTGGTGACGTCGACAAGCGACGTGATGACGCCGATGCTGCCAACCGTTCCCGTCTCGGGGCACGTGATGGAGTCGCAGGACGATGCGAGCGCGTAGGCTGCGCTGGTGGCCTGCCCATCGACATACGCATGGAGCGGGATGCCCGCCGCGTTCGCGATGGTTCGCAGGTCGCGCGCCGTCTCGAAGCAACCCGAAACGAGCCCGCCGGGGGAGTCGATCGAGAGAACGACGGCGCGAGGATTCGACTCCAGCGCAGCAGCAACGCGTTGCTTGATCGACTCGTAACTGTCGTACCACCAGTCATCGTGGTTCATCAGCGGACCGCGAACGGTCACGACAACGACGGTGTCTTGGCTGGAGTTCTCAACGTTGGCAGCGGAGTCGAACAGACCTCCGTATGCCTCGGGACACAACGCGACAGGACCGCGGGGAGCAAACGCTCGTGCCTGATTCAAGTCGGTGGTGGGCTTCGTCACTGCCCTACCTGTCCCGGGCTCACCGTGGGGCGGTCAAAACGATTTCTCACGCGTCACCGTCCGGCTTCTCGTCCGGCTCTGGCTCGGAAGGCTTCGGCGCGGCGACCGGAGCCACCGGGGCCCGACTCAGAAGCTTCACCGGCTCCTCGCCCTCTTTCGGCCGAGGCGGGTCGGGGAGTCCAAGGCGATCGCGAACAACGCTCTGCTCGACTTCGCCGCCGAGCTTCACGAACTTCTCGACGCGCGACATGAACGCGTCTTGTTCGGCGGGGGACCAGATGACGTAGGCGAGGTCCGGCACGTCGGCATCGGGCCCGAAGTTCAACCGCACGAACGGCGTGATCACATCGCGCACGATCGTCGCGCACACGGCGCGGCCATCGGCGCGAGTGAGCGTGAGTTCTTTGCGCTCGTGCACCTCGGCCTGCGACTGTGACGAACCGTTCTCGGTCGTCATCGTCTGGCCGAGCACCAGCTTCGAGCACTCGCCGTTGAAGTACCTGGCGACGGGGAGGAACGCGTCGTTGCCGCCCGAGCCGCCCTTGCGCTCAATGAGCGTGATCAGCATCGACTTCGGGATGATGCAGCCGGCGTCTGTCCCGAGGTTCGCGATCGCGGTCTTGAGGGTGTCCTTCTGCTCCTCGGTGGCGAGGTCCTCGTACGAGCCAACGCGGATCGGCATCCCGTACTGCTCGAGGAACGCCATCAAGTCGCGGAGCGTGTACGACTGAAGCATCCACATCGTGACGGCGCTGCGAGCAAGGCCGCCGCGTCGCGCTGGACCGCTTCGAAGTTGTGGCGCGTGGACGGCCCACTTGTATGGCTGGAGCGGCTCTCCGTTCGGGTGCTCGTCCGTGCGCAGGAGCGGGACCGAAAGCGTCTCTCGGTCCCAATCGAAGTGGCGTTGCTCGCGCCACGAGTACGTCGCTGGCGTCCACTGCCCGCTCGACGTGTCCCAGCCGATCTCAACGAACGAGATGCCCTTACCGAGGCCGTCGAGCAGGTCGAAGACGAGCGTCTCGAACTGGGGCTTCTTCACCAACTCGCGCACGGCGTCGGCGATCTTCTGGTCGCGCCGCTTGTCGCTGAACGCGTTGACGTGGAGCTCGGCGCCGCTGACCGCCTGCTTGCGGGCGCGCATCACCGCGTCGTAGTGCGGGTATCGCTCCTCGATCTCCTGGGCGAGCGTGAAGTACGCGTCGGTGTCGCCGTCGTCGGCCCGCTTCAGGAGCGATGCGAGTCGGCGCGGATTGAGGCCCGTCGCCTGGCTGTCGCGATACGGACTGCGGATGCCCGTCATGGTTGGGCCGCCACGGTCGATCTTCAGATCGCTCGTCTTGATTGGCTCGCCGCGATAGTCGTAGAGCATCCGCCCTCAGGAAGGGCGGCCGA